CCCACGATAGTACACCGCTACCGTTACAGGTCAAAACATCACAGGCACAACAAGCCACTGCCGCTGGCAACGTATAGGTAGTGTTTCCTGTCAAAGCTGGGGTCTTGAAGCCTACAAAGTTGGCGGCCTCATGTATTCTAAGTTCGCCTACACAGGAAGTATTGATTATAGCCGCAAGGGCCAGAGAACCATCCTTGAAGTTGATGCACCCACCGTCAGCGTTGATCTCAACATCAGCCCCAGAATCTAGAGTCATATTTCCTGCGGAGTCTACCTCTACCGTCCCATCTGCGGTTATTGTGATGTTCGCAGCGGCAGCATTATCATCGGTAGTGACAAGGGAGAACGCACCGTTGGCCGCAGCAGTCATTACCACTGTATCGCTACTGGTGGGAGTGAACGTGATTACATCATCAGTGATGACTGTGGTTCCAACTGTGAAATCATTATTAGCATCAATGGTGGTGCCTGTGATGGCAGCGGGGGTATTTCCCCCAACGACCCCGTCGATGGTTCCAAGAAATGCAGTTGACGTTATGCTGGTCGCGCCTGTAACTATCCCCGCGTCTATGCTGATGTTGCCGTCCAGCAGAATCGCAGAGCAAGCGTGTGGTTCTATGTTTATCGCTGCCCCAGAATCAAGGGTCAAGAGTCCTGCTGTAGTTATGGTTACTGTTCCGTCTGCGGTTATTGCGATATTACCAGCGGCTCCAGCAGTATCAGTAGTGACGAGAGAGAAGGCACCGTTGGCTGCCGCAGTCATCACTATCGTGTCACAAGCGGAGCCAGTCATGGTGACAACCTTGCCGTTGATGGCAACGTCATCCACCGTGAGCGCACTTAAAGTACCTACATTCTCAAGAGAGGAGTTGACTACAGTGGACTTCAATGTAGTCCCTGCCAGCACGTTGGCGCAGACCGTACCGCCGGTACAAGAAGCACCGTGGGCATGGTTCATATTGGCCCAACTGGTGGCACCAAGGCATGGTGTGGCTGTCCAGGCAGGCTTAGAGCAAGCTATCTGGAGCATCTGGCTGCCACTGCTAGCACGGGCCAGCCTCTTCAGCACCGTGGCCGAATCAGCAATGACAAGGTCTCCAGTGGCCTGGGATGCAAAGATATGACCTGTGCCGTCAGCCCCGATGTACTCACACGATGTAAGCGTAGTACACGGGTCTTTGTGCTTGAACTCGTTAGCCATGTGTCCTCTCTAGGAAGGTTCTTCGATTCCCCAGACCATGCCCGATACCGTGGCAGTAGCAGTAACGTCCAGCTTCAACACACCGTCAGCGGCAGACAGCAAGATGCCGTCACCCAGATCAGGAGAGTCGTGGACGCCAGCTATAGCCAGGAGAGGTGTCTGGGCTATGACGGTGCCGGACGCAGAACTATCTTGGAACTCTAAAGCAGCCGCCGCAGAAGACGACAGACTCCAGCCAAGAAGGCGTATCCTGCTTCCTGACTGTGGAGTCCAGACGGTCTCCTCACTATCTGCCGTGATAGCGTTGGCGTCTATCATCTTGAAGGTGCTGGCCCTGTAGCCTTGCTTCCTGTCTGTCGGCATTAGAACGGCTCCGTTGCTGTGTAAGCCAGGTCTTGACGGCCAGAGCCACGGACGTAGATGAGGACACAGGTAGCATCACTACCGTCGTCTGATATCAGCCTGGCAGTCTTGTTGAAGGTGTGGGGGATACGTCCAGGGTGGCCCAGGGTTATAGGGCGTCCTAGAGTAGAGGAGGGGGGTTCGCTGGGTGCCCAGTGGAGGCTGTCTCCAGAGGGGCAGACCACGATGATATCGCCAGTGTTCTGAGGGATGGTGGCACCAGCAGTCACCAGGGTCTCGGCGGCAGCACCAGATATAGCTATGGACTCAGCGTGGATTATCTCGTCTTTGGAAGGAATTACTTCGGCCATTTAGGCACCTCATGTAATAGTCCAACCCTTACCCCAGCCTGCTTGACGGAACCGCTCAGTCTCTTGACTGATGTACTTACGCTGCTCGTCAGGGTCGGAGTGAGGGGGGACATTGATTATCGGGATGTTATGGGACTCTAGCCATTCCTGAATAGAACCTGGGTGATCTTCGTTAGGCCAGTCTCTGGCAGCAAAGGTAGACCGGGCCATCTTAGCGATGTGCCGTATGTCGCCACCATTTCTTGCTGCTGTCAGGATGCCTTCTAGTTCACGGTCTTCAGACACAGCCTCAACGACCTCACCGTTAGCCCATTCTTTATGGGCCTTGGATCGATTGTGCATCGTCATCTGGGCTGAACTAAGGTTGATCTTACCGCACGGGCAATCAGTACGAGTCACCACGATATTTCTCCTTCGTTACTACAGCCGAATAAAGCCATCTGAGCCACCAGGGGGGCTGCTTAAAGTAGCCTTCTTTGTGTTCCACGATTGGCATCGTGTTGTTGGAAAGGAAACTGGAGGAACTGCCCTCCCATGGAGCCTTCGGGGGGGCCACTTCCTCTATCTGTCCTCTATCAACCAGCACGTTATCTACACGCCTGCGTAATTCAAGCCATTCTTGGGGAGTATATTCCGTCCCAGCCAGGTAGACATTACTGCCCTCAAAGGAGACGTTGCCGTCACCTACCTTCACGCTGTTTAAGACTAACTTCCCTGACTCAAGTAGGGGTGCATCCGTAACCAGACGCACCCCCATATATCTCAGCTTGACCAATTAGACGACTAGCAAGACAACTGAGCAGCAGAGGAGGAGAGCGTCGTCCCCACCAGAGCCTTCAGCAGTCTTGTTTACGTCTACCGCAACTACGTTACCAGGTTTGATTATCCCGGCTCCGTCGAAGGCAGCAGATACGTTAGCGCGGTTGATGTCAGCAGCAGCCACACCTAATGAGGCAGCAGTGATACCGTCCGTGGTCGTAGTGGTCGTCTCGTCGTCCACACCGCTCGATACGTCGATGGTGTAGGTGTCGGAGGTGTCCAGCAATGTACCAACACCGCTCCACCACAGGTATTGGATGACGTTCCCCACTGTGTTCTGGGGCACCATGAAGGTGTAGCCACCTGCGTCATTAACAGCGGCCATAAGAACGCCAGTGAAGTCGCCATACTGGGAGTAAGCCGCTGTGCCGTCAGTCATGGGACTGAGGTTCACGGTCACCTCGTAGGGGGCTTTAATCTCAAAGGTCACCCTAGAAGTGTCGAGGCAGAAACCTACCACCTGAATCAGGTTCTCTGCGCCCGTAGGACGGGTAGCAGTGATTGCACCTGCGGTTTCGGATAGATACATCGTATTACCCTGCGTGTAAGGGGAGTCCGTATCACGGATGATACCGCTACGGCAGAGTACGCCTACATCGCCAGAAGCGTAGCTGTTGACAGCCACGGCCTCCGCGTATTTCGTGTTGTCGTCTGCGTCTGCGAGTTCCCAGTCGGTGCCGTCGAAGTAAACCATGTCCCCGGCGGTTACGGCTGTAGACCCAACAGTCGCAGCAAACTTGTCAGTTGCTTGCTCAACGTGTGCGTCAGCCATTGTTCATTACCTCATTATCAAATTACGGAACTATGCTCAACGAGGTTGGTTATTCGTTGTTAGGCAGCGGAGTCAATACCAGCCAGCCCTGCACAGGACTTAGCGGAGTAGACGACTGCGTTCAGGTAGACAGCCATACGGTAGACATCTTCGTTCTTGTCGAACTTGGTGCCCAGGCGTTGGATGTCTGGATCAAGAACCGTACCGTTGTGGATGACCGTCCATCCCTGCTTCTCCTGGCCAGTCTTGATGGCGTAGATGGTAGTAGCAGAAGAGGAGGGCCACTGGCTGTCACCCTGTTCGTACTGTTCGGAGTTGGAGATGAAGTCGTTGATGACCACGGGTATGCCATTGTAAACGACATACTGGTGACCAAACATATCAGCCGAAGTCAACGTCACACCGGAGCCAGTAGCCCTGGCGAGTGAGGTCATCTTACGGCGCATGGTCTTGTTCATCATCAAGAAGTCCGGTTTACCGTTCTCCACCAGGTCAATCATGGCGTCCAGGCGGTCAAGGGTAAGTTCGGTCTCTGCACCGGTAATGGTGGCAGGCTGTGAGCCATTGTCCATCATCAGGAGGCGAGAGTCACTGATGAGGAGGGAGGTGAGTCCTTCCGGCTCAGTGGAGGTGCTACCAGAGTTGCCGGTGATCAGGAGGTCTTCCAGCTTTCGGACGATGGACTTGGCCATCTTGGAAAGGAGGACAGCTTCCTGGGACTGCACATTGTCGGCAGTCTGCATGGCAAAACGGTCAAGGGGGTGCTGCACGCCCACGGTGGTGAGGGAGACGGTCTTCTTCGTGTAAGACGGTTCGGTGTCAGACCAGACATCTCCTACCTGGTGAGTAGCAGCGGCTCCCAGGGTACTCTCC